TAGGTTATCTGAAAACAAAAGTCAAGAACTTTTTTTATTTTGTATTTCTGATGTGCTTGAAATGAAATAAGCGTATTTGTCTGAGTATTGCGTAGAAAACACACCGTAGGATACTTTTGTATCTTTTTCTTGTGGTGTATCTTTCACCTGTGTCATAATCTTATTCATCAAAGTCTTGTCAGTTTTTAGTTCCGTTTCAGGAATGGCGTAATAATAGCGCTTTTCTTTTACATTGTCAAGAGAAAAAAATGGACTCTCTTCCCCTGTTTCTGGATTTAATATGCCAAAAGTTGAGATGCGACAGGTTTCTTTGGGGGCAGAGAGAGTTCCTATCACAGGCTCTGTATGATTAAACACATTTATCATATGTATTGTCGCAACGATAACTTCGTTCAAGCTATCATAATACCCCATAATAGGCGCTCCGCCCAAGATTTTGTCTATCTGTTGGTTGTCAATGGCGTAAAATTGCTTGAAAACACCAGATCTAGTATACTGCTGAAGGGCACCGAAAACTAGACTTGCTTGCAACCTTCTTGTCTCAGACAGCGTTTCAACATCCGGATGAATGTAAAGTACGCTTATGCTTCCTTTTTTGTGAATTTGCTCCAAGATGCGGAGAGAGGCACCAGAAATAATACTAGACCCAGAAACAATAAACAATATCTCCCCACTTACACTTGCCAAACCTTCACTAATATCTGGAAAATTTTCTTCGTATTTCTCGGGGTGGTCTTGTTTCGGAATACAGATATCAGCCGAGGGTTCGTGGTCAATTGTTATTATCTTGTACTGAGGGTGTTTGGAGAATGATTTTGTTAGCCTGTGTCCGACATTCCCAAGACCTATTAAAATATCCATAAGTTCTTCATCTCTCCAAAATTTCTGCCACCTGCGACATTAGTCTTAAATCTTCCGAAAGGAGTATCCATGAACTCCAAGTAGACATCATTGATAAAATCTCCATCTTCGTCAGCATAGTCTAACACAATACTATCGTGAATGATAAATGCTATCTTGGTTTTTTTTCCAGCGAGCATCTCAGAAATTACGATTGCTTTATCCAAAATCAAATCACTACAAGTGCTCTGGATAATATAATTAAGCGCGTGATATTCATCAGATGGTATGCGGCGATGGTATGTGGTCACCACTTCTGAACCGTTCCAATATTCACCCTTTACTGCTTCCCTATCGTAAAGTTTGGAGAGCACCTTGTCTTTGGCATTAGGGTTGTACAGCCAAGAAAAAATACGCTTCTTTGCTTCGTCTCTAGTTATATTACCGTCGAATAGCTCGTTTGCGTTGTATTCATGCAAATCCATTGGTGGTTGAGCCTCCCCAAGCAATCCCAACAAGACTCTTAACTCAGCAGCATTATAGTCCAGTTCAACAAACCAATTATTGTTTGGCTTAATTATTTTTCTATATTTCTTGTCCATAGTTAAAATAGGAAAGGATTTCTTCTCTGTGGTTAGCCTTCCTGTCTTGGTTCCGAAAACATTATATTTAACCCTCGGCTCTGTCCTCATAATCTTTTTATAAAATTCTTTTGTTCTCGGATTTACCAAATCATTATTGAGAACAGACAAATCAATGTTAAGCTTCTGATGTTTTATCTTTGTGGCTATTTTTGTAATTTCAACCATATTAGTATAGTTGAGTGGTCTATCGTAATTGCGAAAAACGTGAGAAGTAATCTTGTCTTTAATGGCACAATACTCTTTCAAAAATCCCTCGGGTACTAGATCAAAAAAACAATGATCGTCAAGAGATATCTTAGCAGTGCTAAATGATTTATAGAAAGCCTTAAGTTTTGACCAGATACGGTCGTAATCGCTCTTCAAATCATCAGGGCATACTTCCCCCAAGGACTTTCCATCGCAATAGATATTTGCGTACTCAATGTCGTGATTTTTTAAGAACGTAGAATATTTCCAAGTTCTGCTAATTTTTTGCGGTAGGTCTTTGTGTATGTGACCGTCTAAATAAACGCCCACACACTTCTCTTTTTCATCTAGGGCTTGGAATAACAATGCTGACCTTCTAGTAATATTGTTTCAAATATTTCTGAGCATACAAGAAGGCACTCAAAAAGTCAACACTTTTATCAATTATCATAATTTTTTTTAAGTTATAGTCCAAATTCACTTTTTCAATTGGAACTTTTAATTCTTTGAGTCGAATCTTAAATAAAGTTTTAAGCCAAAAAACAGGTGGATATTTTTCAGATACTTGTTCCGCACTAATCTTTTTTCTAGTTTTTGATTTTAAATTTATCTTTGTATCAAAGGCAACCCTCCCGCTGTTTAAAAACGATGCACATACTTCTGGGACTGTTACCGAGGGATAGTTAGCTATGTATTCGTTGTAATAGAGAATGATTGCTCCTCTTAGTAGTTCGATATCCATTAGAGATGAGTTATCATAAAAGTTTTGATAAACGTGCTCAGGCGTTATGCCATTTGGGTTGGGAGTTGGCTTGACAATTATATGTCCATGATTAGCTATTCCAGAATTATAAGAATCTGTGGTCCCTTTGGTTATGGTATGCTCATGTTCAACGACTGCTTGATTGCCTTGGATTATCGAAGTTGTTTTTCCATTTCCAAAATTATCATATTCATATGTGTGAGAATGCCCAGAGACTGAAGTTTCTGTGGTGCCACTAAGTGCGCCTTTTACGTACAACCTCTTTGCGATATATTCTTTCATCGCGTATGAATTTAAATTTGCCACGAGACGCCAAGGTGCGTTCTTATCTATTAAAAAGCCAAATTTAGAGGCAGCAAGACAATACAACTTAAAGTTTGCATTGTTTATAAAGCTGAAATACTTCTGTTCGTCGTCTCCATGGTTTGCTGTAGAGATTTCTACGCAGAGACCGGAAGCCATAGGGCTGTAATATTTTGAATGCAATAAACCAGTTTTCGTGAAAGGGAAGCTTATTACCATTGCGTCCAAGTAATCATCTAGAAAAATTTTCAGGAAAGAATCAAAGCCTGTTATTTCTTTATGCTTTCCGGTAGTTTCCAAATATTGATTAACAAAAGAGTCCATAAGCTGTTCTATAAATTGTTGTCTATAAGCCTCTATGTCAAACCATCCACGTTTTGCATTCCAGTCTAGTGTAAAATTATCATCCGCCAAAAGTTTATTCGCTTTTTTTATTTTTAAAAATTTAGCAAAATCTTCAAATGCATCAGCGACGAAATTTAAAACATAAACATCTTTACCATGAAGGTCGTTAATTTGTTTCATTTGACTTTCTTTTGGGCTGATAAAATCTTTGTCGGAATCCATTCTGCCATAAAAACCGTTGTTTGGACCCCAAAAATTAATGGGGATTGGCATTTCCTCATCGTACAAATAAGGATGCAGAACAGAATACGCAGTCCGTTGATCGAATTGCCAAACCAAACTATCTGTGTTTGTTGCTTTTAAGTTTGCCCCGAATGGCTTAGATTTTGTTGTCACGACATATTACTCCTTCTTTGCTCTTTCAGCTGCGTCGTGCAGCGATTCGTATTGTACAAACACTTGGGCGTCGGCGCGTGTTTCGCCTTCGCCATAAATAAAGAATCCGCCTATGACTTTCTTAGAACCATCTGAAAAAGTCTTTACTGTCCTTGTTAAGAAATCGGCTTTCATTGTAGGCTGCCCATCGACTATGAATGTCCCACCTTCGGATACCACTTTGGTTGACTTATATTCATCTAATACCAAGTCGGATTCGTCGATCTGTGTCGCGTTAAATTCTGTTAAGAATAGGTCACGACCGCCAGTGCCAGCGTTTGTTACACTATAGTTTTTATTATTCCCTCCCTCAATAAGGGTTTGGGTCTCCCGATATCTCGAATCTAAAAACTGAGCGAAGCCGACTTCTTTTGCAAGAGCGCCGAAAACCGTAGTGTCCATACCATAGTAATTTGCACTCTCTTGAAGTTGCAGATTTACCGGCTTCGGTGCGCCCTTACCAGCTGGCTTTGTGCTGACTGGGGCTGTGCTCTTAGTCTTAGTTATATTAACCCCTCGCATGGCTCCACCACCGATTGAATTTATGATATTAGTATTAATGATCGTATCATATCTTAGGTCTGACTGTATTGGATCATTTAAAGAAAGTGTTGATTCGCTTGGGCTTATTGGATATGATGTCCACTTCGCAGTTATGGTTGTCTCCCAGTTTGGAACAAAATCATTTGTTACTGAGGTGACAATGTAGTACCCACCTAAGCCTAAAACCCTAGATAAGCTCGACTTGTCTACTGGGTCTCCAAAACCGGGGATTGTCGGATTTAAATATAAATGCATTCCCGGCTTAAATATCGATGTCCCAATTAGCTTTATTTCTAAATCAAAAAGTGCCCACAATTCTAAGTTTTCTTCGCGCTTTTCTGCTGCACGTTCCACCATCATGGTGGTGATTCCCGGCTTCTTGTTTTTCCTAAAATTAACACTCTTAACCAGACCCCTGTCCTTGCCGATATAAAGGTGATGAATTCCTTTTTTTGCGTCCTCTTCTATATTTCCATTAAGAGTTCTTTTGAAAGATGATGTTTCTAGATGAAAACAAGTATAGCTCCAAGTTGCGGTGCTATTTAAAAATGCTGCGCTTGAACTCAAATTGTTAAAAGCTGCTGCTGTTTGATCCAATAAAAGTATTCTATTGTTGTATTCTCTCTCAACCTTCGGATTCGCGTCTGCATCTGCAAATTCAACCCTTCTCATAGCATCTGCCTTATATACCCTCACTGGGCATACTGTATCAAAATCTAGATCCACGAATTTATCATAATCTCCTTGTCCTTGTTTGTATTGTCTGCCTTCGGTCCTAAGTTTATAAGCAGCATCTCTTGACATTCCATAATTAACGACACTACTTTGAACTGTTACTGGTGATAGGACTGACTCTCCAGAACATTTTTGATTCAAGAACACAGCTACTAATTGGTTCATAGTATCCTTTAGGAACTGATTAACATTATATTGATCAATGTCTTTCTCTATGATGTTTTTATAGAAAAATTCTTGATATAGATCCAAAGGTATGGGGACATCTGCTACATTGAATGTGGTCACAGTACCCTCTTCTACCTCGGCATATCCGGGACCCAGTATTATCGCATTTTGATCTTCTTCCATTTGCGTATATACCTGCGCTTCCCAGTTTGGGTTTAATCTTAAAGCCGTATCAACCAAGTCTCCGTAATAGAAATAATAAATTCTTCTCTTATTTCTTAATGATGGGTCTGAATCTGCCACTCCTTTACCGGGCTTGGTATTGGAAACTGATTGGAGAGAGGCTGCTGGGTCAACTTTGCCTGCCGCTGTTGTGAAGTCTTCCTTGGTCAAATCTCTTCCTTCGGCATCAGCTATCTCTTGAGCTGCTGCGCGGATATTTTCTCTTAGGTCCGGGAGGAATGAAGATCCCGGTTCTTGAGCTTGCCTATCAATCTGCTTCCTTAGCGCAAGATCGGTTTCGTTCTTTGACCTAGCCAATACGCTACCTAAAGCTTCCACCTCAAGTGCTATCTCTTCTTCGGTTTTAGAGCTATCGTCTTTTACCAAGTCTATCCTTCTTTGAAGCGCCGAGTGGAATTCAGGTCCGTAAACTATTAAATCATCAATGTCAACCACTAAATCATAAATCTTTCCATTTTTTTGAAGAGCGTCCAAGAGCCTAGAGTATTTCATAATCTTGTTTTCATACTTTAGCATTGAATATTTTTTCTCCAACTTTGTGGAGGATTCATTTAAGCCGGCTATCTCTTGTTCAAGCTGTGCTATTTCTTTAGTTGTTTTTTCTATCTCTCCTTCAACGACGCCCATTCGCTTTTCATTTTTCAAATAATGCTTTTGATCGTCTCCGTGGGCATATGCAGCTGCCCCCACGCCAATAGCACCAGTTCCGAATGTAACAGGCAATGCTAAGTAGGCTGGGATTAAAAGTGCATCGAAAGCCTGCCCTGCCTCGTAGCTTCCGTTTCTGCTTCTCCAGTAGCGCTCCGACTCTAGGGGAATCAAATCTTTTCTTTTTTTGTCAAGCTTTGCTGACAGCATTGCTAATTGATCTTCCACATCTCCTATAGTAGTGGCTAACGTCTTAATCCTATCTCTAGTATCTCCGTGAAAATCGAAAATATCATACTTTCTTTTATCCTCAAGCCTAGATTCAATCCACCCCTTGTACTGCAAAATTAAAGACATCGTTCCATCTTGACCAACATTTAAATCATATTCGATCAATTGCAAGATCATGGCAACTTTATTTTTAGCAATCGCCATTTTTAAATTGTTGGAAAAAGACGCCTTTGGAGGTTCATAGCCTACTTCGAGCCGAATTCCATAGTGCTCTCCATCGTATTTTTCAGGATCTATTTGCGTGTTTCTTATCAGAAGGTCTTTTATGCTATAAGTCTTCTGGTTGCTGTCGTATTTGCCATCGCCTCCAAGCTTATAACCCCTCGGTCGTGTAAAGGCTTCGCCACCGTTTAAAAATATTTCCAACTCAACGTCCACCATTCTTCCCGCAGCAAAGGGATTTTGATTTCTAAAATCAACTCTGACCCTTTTTAATCCTGCATCTGATGTTGTCGGCATCAGCAATTCTGTTGCTATCTTCTCTTTGCCATCTGTCGGAAGAATAATTTCAACCTCATCAGATATTTTTCCCTCTCTGTTTAAGAATATTTTACTTAACTTAACCATTGGCTTTAGGGTAGTATATTGTAGGCTAGTTAGGTTTAAAAACTCGTACATAGCGCTGGAGCCGATAGAGGCGGGGTTATCTTTGCTAACGTTGCTTTCATCAACATACACACTCTGAAGACCTGATGCAAATGGAATGCTAGAGTCTATTTTTCCCAAGTCGTGAACACTTATAAAAGAAGACCACCCTAGCCTGTTTTTATAAAAAGAATTTTGAACGAATGCTGTTAGATTTCTCCTTAAATAGCAAGTGGAAGCTACTGTGAGGTTTGGTTTGGTCTGTTTGTCATATGCTAATTTTGTAGATACAGTGGCGACTGTTTCCGCTGCTGAACGTGTGCGGAGGCGAGCTTTTTCTTTTTCTTTTCTATCTTCGGAGTTCTGCTTCTCATAAACAGCATCCATTTTCGCATTGTATTCGGAATCATTTTGCTCTCTGAGGCTTCTATCTAATTCAGCCCACTCATTGCCCTCTTCCCTTGACAAGGAAGATTTCCTCATCTTTATGTAGAGTTGTTCCCACCTTTGGTATTTCTGATTTTTTTGTTCTGGTGTGAGTGCCATAGCTTTCTATTTACCTCTATACATTTCCAAAACCCTTTCCAAGGGAGTAGGAATCATCACTAAGTCACCATATTCTATACCAAATTCTGTTGGTTTTTTATTAAATTGTGCAATGACCCACCAAAAACTTGAATCTTTATAATACGCATCAGCCAATTTATAAAATCTGTCTCCCATACGCCAACGATGATTTATTACTGTCAGGGTTGTCATCTGCCCAACAGAGGGATAATTAATGGTGGCTGTATCATACTGCTCTAAACTCTTGATGCCTTTTTCTTTTCTGATATTTTCATAGAGACTAGTTTTGTTTTTAAATTTATTTCTATTGTGATATCTGCTCATAATTTATTGCCTCTTCTATAAACCCGTTTCGACGTCTTCGTCGCCTGTTACGACTAAGGAATCAAAAAAGTCCACTGTTGAGTTATATGCGTTAACAAACTTATCTCCAACTCTTTCCCAAGGATTTTGTGGCGATAATATATTGGCTTCCTGTGCTCTTAGCTGAGATTGATATGCTTCGTACAACGCTTTCTTTTCCGGATCAACCTCAAAATCAACTTTTGAAAAGGGTCCCTCGTTGCTTCCTGCTTTAAAAGGCATATTAGCCCTTTCGTTTGTAAGCTTACCATCGCCAGAGTGATAATAAGGAAACTGGTAGTTAGAAATCCACTCACCAGTTTCGTCAAAGCCTAACGTTTCTGGGTGTACAGGAGTGAAATTTACATTCAATGTGATTACTTTCGCTATTGCCATTCCGCTTTTAGTAGCTGCTCCAGAGCCCTTTGCATCAATACTTCCCTCATCTCCCGTTGTATCTCCGTTAGGATTAGCACCTCCTGCTCGAAGAGTTATTTCAGCTTCAGATGGGTTGTTGTAAACCCCATCCTCAAAATTGTGATCTATGGATAGGTTCTCTATGTATCCAAAGAGAAATTGGCTCGAACCCTGCGTGGCGGCCGCCGACACGGTGGCTCCGCTTTTCCCTTTTCCGCCCTTGGCTGCACTGTTAGACCCTTTTGTAGCGTTGCTTAAGCCACCATGAGCAAGACCGTGAAAGGATATTCCCATTAAGGCACTTGTTGTTACGTTGTAGCCCCCACCTTTATTGTCCCTATAGTCAGGGTACATTGCTTTAACCAGATGGTTGATCCTCCCCAGATTATCTACTGCATCTTGTGCAGAGATTGAGACAACCTTCCAGCTAAAACTAATACTTCGTGTTGTGCTCTCATATGTATTGAGGGTGTCCATTCTACCAAAAACCTTTTCCTTGTTAATGTTTTGAGAAAAAGTGTCATTATAGCTCGTAATAAATCCGGGGAAGATGACCTTGTTTGCTGGTTGATTTGCTTTGATAAAAACTATGTTTGTATCATCAGTTGTGTAATCGTGGGTTTGAACGTAGCCATACATCGGAGAAGGGACACCCTTTTCGCTATCGCCATTTTCCTTGTCCATCGCAGCCCTCACCTGTGCAGGCAGGCTACCTTTGCTGTATGGTACGGAATCCCTCGGGAGTGCGGAAGCGGCAGCGGCTGATATTTGACCGGGCGTTCGGTTTCCCATCGCTTCTGTTGCGATTTGATGTGCGCTTTTTTCTGTAGTTGCCATAGTTTACTTTTCCTATTAACTAGCCATCTTGCCAGAACCATCTGGGTTGTAGTTTCTGTCTATTGTTCTTATAGTATGAGACGCTAGGACCTCTTGCCCTCGCCTATCCAAGACAAGGTTAACCTGTATTGGTCTATCCGTCGTAGCTCCGCTGGAACTTGCAAGGGCATCTTTGATTTCAGCCAAGTTCCTATTCATCTCTTTCAATTGAGGCTCGGATAAGTTGTTGCTTTTTTTGCCGGAGGTTAGTTCTGGAATTACAAATGCGCCGCTTGTTGGTGGTAATACGACACCTTCATTGGGTTTGACCCTAAAAGGTGACATGTCTTTGCCTCCGGGAGGTGTTCCAAAGTGCCTAGATACTGCTGGTTGGGCAGCGTCACCCGACATGGCGGTTGAAGCAACCGAGCCGAGCCCACTTGCCAACATCATCCCGCCGATGCCTTGCATACCGGGGACAAACATCAGGGCTCCACCCGCAGCAGCAGTTAATCCGCCAGTTAGATATTGTTTTCCCTTGGACACTCCGGCAGACTCCATTGCGGCTTGCCCTCCCATACCTAACATACCGCCTAAGCCAGCCAAGCCAGCCCCTTTCATAAGGAGCCCAGCCTTGGATGCTGTTGTCCCAGCGGCGGCAAACGCTGTTCCAACGCCCTTCATTGCAATTGCTAGTTTCCCTGCCATACCAATCATCGCTCCAAAAAAGAGGAGCGAGCCGCCGCCTTTCTCAACAAAGGATACAAAGCCCTCTAAGATTGGAAGCAAGGCATCAAGCAATCTCTCAAACAGTGGTGCCAGTCTTTTGATTGAATTTTGGAATCTGTCCATCATAGTGGACGCATCCTTAATTGCATCTGCCAACTGCTCCTCTGTGGAGATCATGGCTTCGGCTGGTGTTATTTGACCTTTCATTACTTTCTGCAAATTATGAAAGCTAATCCCAAGATCGTCAGCAAGTAGTTTTCTTTCATAGAAGCCCATTTCATCAAAGCTTCTTCCGGATGCTTCGAATCCATCTTGAAGCAAGCCTAACACATGTAAAGGTCCTTTACCGGCAGCCATAACCATATCATATGTGTTTATGAACGAACCCCCAAGAACAAGATTCATGGTTGCAACTTTATCTGCTGCGCTCTCAAAAGACTGGAACCCCTCAACCATATTAAATATTTCTGCTGCTCCGGTCCTAACATCCATACCAAGTTTTTTTGCTGCTATGCTGACTTGTTTGAAAGTTCTTATGCCGCCATCTCGGAAAAGAGATAGTTTGGGCATTAGCTGAATCATCTGTTCTTGAACTGCGCCGAGGGGCATACCGACCGCGATTGACATTCTTGCCAATTCCTCTTGGAATGACGCTGCCTGTTCTCTGGTCTGCCCAAGAGAATACTGCAAATAGTTGAGTATCTTACCAAGTGATTGAGAGTTAGATCCTATCTTCTCTAGTCTAGATGCTATTCCGGTTAATTCTACCTGTGATTCTTTTGATAAATTTGAGAAGTCGTTATAACTGACAAATAAGTCTGATGCTGCTTTAGAAGCATTTTCAAGACTAACAGCAAAACTACTGTTTGCTTTAAACGTATCCGCAATCACACCCTGAAACGATCTTCCCTGCCCTGTAATCTTAGCAAAGGAAGCAGCGGCTGAATCTAGGGAGAATGCCATTTGGAACATATTTGTTACGGCAAAGGCTAGCATACCCATTGGACCGAATGCTTTTGCCAACACACCGCCCATGGCTGAAAAGACTCTTGTTAGGTCGCCTGCTGATTTAACACCCTTGAGAAGTTGTAATGTTAATCCGCCTGAGAAGCCAAATGCTTTTGCAATGGATTCTGCAAATGCTTTTGAAGCTGCAACTCCTCCTTTCTTGGCTTTTATTTGTTTTTGTTGCTCCTTTGTTATTTCTTGTTCTGCTGCTAGTTTCTCTGCTAATGCTTCCTTTTCTTCTTTTGATATTTCCTTTAAGCCTTCTAGGAAATCTTTTTGCCGTTGGGCATCCTTTTCACCAATAAGTCCTTTGCCCTGTGCAATATTTAGCCGCGTCGTTTCAGCTTTAACAAGATCTTCCAAAACCTCTGAAGACGATTTCAGCATTTCAATTTGCTCTGCTCTTTTAGAAGAAACAGCATTTAGTTTAGACATCTGAATATCGAGATCAGAAACTTCTTCCCCCTGAAGTCTTCTTAACTTCTGCTTGAATTCAACTTGCTTTGCCAAAGCTTCATTGATTTCTCTAATTGTTTCTAGCTCTTCTCTCGTATCAGCCATCGTTTATTTTTCCTTTTATTTGAAAGGCCACTTAATCCCTGTTGACATTTCAAATTTTGAGACTGCGCTTTCTAGTTTGTGTCGGCTTCCAAGTGTTTGCGGATCGGTAAGACCGTACCTCATCAACGTCTCTAAGTATTTTTTTTCACTTCCTAGAGCACGAGCAAAAGCCTGAATGGTGCTTTTTGTGCCGCTCACAGAAGCAATTGGTGCTGGTCCACCAAACATTGACTGGAGCAGTATTTCTATTTGACCACCCAAGGCAGCAAGGTAGCCCTCATCAATAGTTTCGGGACTCAAATTAATTTTGATATTATTAAGTTCTTGATCCATTATACAATCCTCCAAGTATAAATAGTTGTAAGTAATAAAAAAAAAGACCAAAACTGCTTAAGTGTTTAGGTCTTCAGAATATTATCTATTTTGTTTTTTTCTTTCTTCGGCTTCTTCTTTGTATTGCTTGTTGATTCTAGCAATAAACCATCTTCTGATTTGCACTGGTAGGTTATAAGACTCGATAAAACTCCAGCTTCCGTAATGTTTCATGAAGAAGATTTCTTCGTAAACCCCTTCAATATATTCATCGCTTAGGCCAAAAAAAGTCAGAGGTAAACGGTACCTCCATTACTTGCTCATAGCCACAATCTCTACAGGACCAATTTTGTGCAAGTTCAAAATTGGGTATTACAGTATTATATTTAGATCTGAGATAGAGAGAGTCTGCCGCTGGCATATTGTCTACAAAGTCTGAAATAAGTCTTCTATCTTCGTTGCCGTCAACAGATACGAGAAAAACTTTGATTTGATCTGTGACACCTAACTCAGGAAGGTTGTTCTTTATTCTTGTTGCATTTGTGTTAGAAACTTTACTCTCGTCTAATCCGTCTAAAGGTCGGAATTCAACTTGAGCCTTAGTCTTGGGCAATGTTATAACAAAGGTTCCGTTTTGAGTTAAAGTAGCGTTATCGATCAAATTAAGCGTCTCTTCAAAATCGTTAACCTTTATAGCTTCTTCCAGATCAAACTCGTATTCTAAGACGCTACCGCAAGAAATACAAGGGATTTTTACAGCATAATCTTGACCATAAGCACTAATCCTAGCTGAAACCAGTAAGGCTGATTTATCGCAAACTAAAAGCGACTTTGTGTCGATATTCTTGTCCACAATGATGCTTTCTAAAAGTCTATCTAAAACAATTCCCTTTTTGATTAAAGATTTATTTGTTAAGATGTCTTCATCTTTTGCAGTCATGTGCCTAATTTCTACAGAGTCTTTCCCAAACAATGGGTGCCCCTCTCCATAAAACTGACCTTTGGAAGGCAGGTCCACTATATCAGTTGGCACAGCATATTGCATTGTACTGCTTTGCTCCGGGGTAATAGCAGCAGAACCAGAGTCCTCCGGGGTTGGTCCCCCGAGGCGGTTCAGGTTATTTCTATTTGACATATATACCTCTTTTTTTTAGATTATATAATAGATAGGCGGGAAGTTTAAATATTTTATTTATGGAGACTCATTTTTTAATTTGTTGTAGCCATTCTGAATTTCCAATCCAGATTGAATTGGCAGCTGTGCGCCACCTGCTGGAATACTATTAAACAATGCATAGTCGTATCTAAGTTCAATATCCATAGACAACATATCATCCGAGGCATATTCAAACTCATTCATATTAACATTCTTGATCCAAGCGTTTCGGAGGGTCCAGATTTCAACATCTTTTCCATCTGCGTTCTTTGCCTTGATCTTAATCTCTCCTAGAGTTTCAACTGCTCTTTGTTTTGAGATGGAGGCGTAAGCTCCGGGGGCTGGCACTTGGTAACCACAAGCACCAAGAATACCCATCAAGTATGCAGTGGCATCTGGAGCAATTGGATCAACAGTTGAAAATGTAACTGTCTGCCACTCAACCTTTCCGGGGTAGTAAAACTTGTGATTGTAGAAAGTATGCTCTGTCTCAGTCACATTAAAGCTTGGTCTTTGCACCTTGGTGATAACCCAAGAATC